ACGAATGTAGTGATGCCGTATTTGAAGTAAAAACTAGATTTGATGTAAATAGAAATACTTATAAGACAACGATGATGACTTGTAATAAGGTGACTGAAACAGATAAGGCAATTATATTTATATTTAATTTTACTGACGAGATAAGTTGGATACAGTACGAAGAAGATTTATTCAATACTTTTGAGAAGAAACCATTCTCAAGAGCAAAGATAGAGGCAGATGAAAAAGATTATTTCTATATTCCAGTAGAACATTTACAAACAATCAAAAGAAAACCTTCAAAATGTCTAATAAAGATGAAAAAATAGATTATATTTAGATTTTTACTGATATAATCAATATACATCGCTTGGATTTTTGATGTAAATAATCTAACTAGATTAAGTATTGGAATAATTTTAAAATTATTACGATTAGAAATCAAAATATAATCAAAAAGTCATATAATATATATCTAATTAGATTATTTACTGTAATAATCTAACTTTTACATTCAGATTATACAAGTTTTAATCAAAATATAATCTCAACTTTACACCATTTTTATATATATGTAAGAATAAGCTAATGTAGTTAATAAATACAATAGAATATAAAAATATATTTAGTAATACTATAGAATGTCGCAATTATCACAAGTAAAACGAGATAACAATCCTGACAAAGTATACTACGATATTCAGATCGCTAATGTATTGTCAACAACAACTGCTCCACCAATTGTATCTTTTAGAGAACAACGTCAGAATGCCTTTGTAAATAATTCAGGAGATTATTATTTAAGCATTATTAGATTTCAAGTCGACACCAACACCTTACCTTTATTTATTCCAGAAATTGTTCCTAATCAGGCTAATAGTAATTTAACTGTTTATTCAGTTACTCTCAGTTATTTAGGAGTAGATTTTCAAGTTAGCGTGATATGGTCGCCACAAAATGCTTTTGCTGGAGAACCATCTGCTCCTAATCAAACTTATAATAAATTACAGGATAATTCTACTGGATATTACTACTGCTTTAATTATACTTACATTATACAATTGATACAGGCTTCACTAGATCAAGCTCACTCTCTTTTAGTTACAGCATTTCCTGCTGTAGCTTTATCTAATGCTCCAGTTATCATCTGGAATACGGATAATAATTGTGCTGGATTATACGCTGAAAGTGCTTACTACGACAATTTTCCTGTTGGAACTGTAGTCAATCCAATTACCATTTATTTTAATACTCCTTTAGCAAATCTGTTAGCCTCTTTTGTAGGTATCAACTACGGAAATGTAGGAGTAACTAACGGTAAGAATTTTGGTTTAGCAATCGCAAATTTTAATGGTTCTCAAACTATTTATCTTCCAACTTCTGCTCCTGTTGCCTCCCAATATGTAGCAACAACTGTCTTTCAAGAATATTCTACTGTTGCTAGTTGGACGCCTATTTCTTCAATCGTATTTACATCTGCTACTTTACCAATTGTTCCTAATCAGCTCTCAGCTCCTCTTGTCTTTGCCGATGGAGGAATTATTTACGCTGGTGATGGTAATAATGCTAACTTCGCTCAGGTTATTTCAGATTTTGTAGCTGATAATGGAGTATACAAACCAAGTCTTCTTTACACTCCTACTCAATTAAGATTAATAGATCTGTTCGGCAACCAACCAATCAGTCAGATCGATATTAGCGTCTTTTGGAAATCCAAATTAGGAGAATTCTTTCCACTACAATTGAATAGTGGCGGATCTTGTAGCATTAAAGTTCTTTTTACTAAAAAAGGTTCTGTTTCTCATTAAAGTTTAGGCAACTTTTAAAATTAATAAATATAAATTCTAATTTTTTTTTATATTTACTTTTATATATAATGTCTTCCGATTTCAGAACCGTTCTTATCCGAGATAGCCGACTAGGTATAACCGATGAACTTTCTTACGCCGTTCACTCTTCAGGCTCAAATATTACTTACCAGCAATACCAAGCCATCACAGCTACCAGTAGCAATATGGTCTTCAATTGTCAAATTCCCAGCGAAAGTATCGTTATCAATCGTGAAATTTTACTCCAATCTACGCTCTCCTTGTCTTTTGCTATTTCTGGTGTGACAGCAGGTCAGTCCGCTTTCGACTACGGATCTACTGATGCCTTTCAATCCTTTCCTTTAGCAAAGTTGATGACTACTCTGACAGCCACTATTAACAACTGTAACGTATCTGTCAATTTACAAGATGTGATTGATCCTTTGCTACGTCTTAACGACAGCAGAGAGTTGTATCGTTACAACGGTATGACACCTACTCTTCCAGATCAAAGTTATTTGGAATTTTCTGACGGTGTTGGGGCTAACAACAATCCTTTAGGAAATATCAGCGACCAATCTTACGATGTAGACCAAGCTCCTCGTGGTTCTTTCCCAGCTGTTGTTCGTCTTTACAGATTTACTACGGCTGGTGGTGTTAACTACGTCGACCAATCTTCCATCGCTCTTGGTTCTGCTGGTGAGAGATGGGTTGTATGTGTGTCTGCTCTCCTTACTGAGCCTTTGTTCTTATCTCCTATTATCTTCGGTGATCCTTGCTACAATATGATGGGCTTCTCAGGCATCAACACGATGAATTTTGTCGCCAATATTGATACCACGTGTAAACGAGCTTTCTCAACTGCTAATGCTTGGACTAATGTTCCTTCTCTTGGATGCCCTGCTATTACAGGTGCTAATCCTGCTTCTGCCGTTCAACCTTTTGTTGGAACTCGTCTTCTTTTTAATTTCTTGTCTACTCAACCTTCAGATCTTATCCCTGTAAGAAATGTGTTGCCTTACCAAGAATTTCCTCGTTATTTGAGTTTGTCTACAAATAACCCTGCTCTTGTTCCTGATGCTATAGCTACTATTTCATCTCAAAATATCCAGCTCAATCAAATTCCAGATTATTTTATAATTACAGCTCGTATTCCGATGTCACAGCAAACTATTGCTAATAGTGCTTCCTTTTTACAAATTAACCAAATTTCTTGTAATTTTAATAATGCTTCTGGTCTTTTGGCGAGTGCTACTCAAAATGATTTGTGGCGTATCTCAGTTGCTAACGGTTCTACTCAAGCTTGGACTGAATTCTCTGGTTTAGCAACTTCTACTTCTGTAGCTGGAACAGGAACAGGAACGTTGGTTGCTACTACTGGTTCTATTCTTATATTATCTCCTACTCAAAATCTTTCACTTGCCGATTACCTCAGCTCAGGATCTATCGGACAATATTTATTCCAATTTAATATTACACTCAAAAATAACACTCTTGCTACTTTCCAACCTGAGATTGTCGTGGTCTGCTGTAACTCTGGTGTTTTTACTACGGTGTCTGGTTCTTCTAACATCTACACAGGTCTTTTGACTAAACAAATGGTGTTGGATGCTAAGGAGAAGCGTGATGTTCGCCCTGTAGAACAAGCCGTATACCATCGAATGATTGGAGGCAAAATGGCTCACAGTATGGCTTCTGCTATTAAAAGAATGCCTTTTATCTCATCTAAGCATTTAGCTCACGGTGTGGCTGGTGATGCTGGTATGGTTGGTATGGGTCATTCAGGAGGTAAAATGGGTTCAAGACTTCACAAGTATCTTTAAATTTTAATACCTTTAGAAAAGTTTAGACTAATTTTGATTATATAAATAAAAATATTCACTTATTTATATAATGTCAATTCACGGATTACTTCAAGAACCAGCTTCGTATCCATCGAATTTTATTACACTTCCGTTTACTATTCCACCTCCTCCTTCCTACGGATCTCAAATTTTTAAATCTTCAAAACGTTCTGTTACCTCAACTGGTGGTGTTCCTACGATGACAGCAGGTCAAGATTTACAAGACACCGTTTTTGATTTTGGAGATATAAATATTAATTTAAGCAGAATAGTTATTACAATTCAAGTAGACCCTGCCGTAGATTATCTAGGATACGCTCCGTTTGGAATGGTTTGCTGGGAATATGGTGCTTCCTCAAATTTAGTAATTGTTACTACGTATAATGCTGGTCTTGTTAATGTTACAAATTGGATTGTCGAGTTAATCGCTTTTCCTTTATCAGGATCAACTGCTTTGTTGTCGTATGTTAACGACACTAATCAGAATGCTCGTTTTTCAGTAGCAAATGGAACTGCTTCTGCTCCTCAACCTTCGGCAATTTGGACTTTTAATCCTCCTGTTGGTTCTAGTTTTAATGAAAATCAGATCGTAATTGGCGATACAGGTATTTTATATATTGCTGAAGATAGTGGAAAACTTTTAGCTGTTGTTG